CTGACCGACGCGGCCGAAGCCGGCGAAGATCCGGAGGATGAAAGGAGCCGGGAGGATTAAAATGAAGCTGACCGATTTTGCCAAGGGCGCCCCCTGGGCCATCCGGCCGGAAGTTTTAACGGACATGCTGGTCCGGCTGCCGGATTTGAAAGCGGCCATGGATGCCAAGGTGGACTTTAAAGAAGAACCGGAAGCCCGCGGCGAGCTGAAACTTGATGACGGTGTTGCCGTGATTCCGGTGCGCGGGCCGATGTCGCGGCGCATGAGCCTGTTTTCCATCCTGTTCGGCGGCACGTCCTATACTTATCTGCAGGACGCCTTCCGCTCCGCTCTTTCCGATCCCAACGTCGAGGCCATATTGCTTAACATCGACAGCCCCGGCGGCACGGTGGACGGCCTGGACAACGTAACGGACATGGTGTTCTCGGCGCGTGGTCAAAAGCCGATCGTCGCCCTGGCCGGCGGGCAGATGACCAGCGCGGCCTACCATCTCGGATCGGCGGCGCACAGGGTGATCACCGAAAAATCGGCGGACGTGGGGTCCATCGGCGTGATCACGGTGCACTACGACTGGTCTAAAGAAGATGAAATGATGGGTTTAAAACGGACCATCATGAGCGCCGGCAAATACAAGGCCCTGGGCAACGATGCCGAGCCCCTTTCCGATCTGGCCAAAGAGATGTTCCAGGAGCGTCTGGATTATTTTTATTCGCTGTTTGTGGACACCGTGGCGCGCAACCGGGAAACGGACGCGGAAACAGTTTTGGCCGACATGGCCGACGGGCGTGTTTTTGTGGGGCAAAAAGCGCTTTCCGCCGGTTTGGCGGATGAAATCGGCACGTATGAAACGGCCATTGCGGCCGCTCAATCGATGATCGTCGGTTCCGGCGGTCGAATCTATAATTTTTCAACAAAGGGAGACGACATTATGAAAGTCGAAAGCATCGAACAGTTGAAGGAAGCCTTCCCCGAGCTGACGGATCGGCTGGAAACCGACGCCAAAAAGGCCGGCGCGGCCGGTGTGGACACCGACGCCATCGCCAAAAGCGCGGCCGACAACGAGCGCGCGCGCATTCTGGGGCTGGCCAATGTTCAGTTCGGCGAAGAGGCCGGCGGGAAGTTTACGGCCGTGGTGGAAACCGGCGTGACCGTGGAGCAGTTCACGGCGGTCAAGGCCGCGGCCGGTGACGGAAAAGGCAATACCGAAGCCGATGCGGTCAACCAGGCCAAAGCGGCCATGCTGGAAAACATCCACCAGGCCGGCGCGGACAATCCCGGGGCCAACACCGGGGCGACGACCACGGAAAAGGATTTTATGGCGCAGGTGGATGAGCACATGGCCGTGCACAAGTGCGGCAAGGTGGACGCCATGAAGGCCGTGATGCGCGCCAACCCGCAGGCGCACGCAAAGTATCTGGACAGCGTCAACTAACAATCCTGGATGCCGGATCTTTGTCCGGCATGACGGGTTTTTAAAACTTCAACATAAGGAGAAAAGACAATGCCTTGGAATGAAGGAATCAAAACGTTTGTCGCCGGCGAGGACCTGGAAGCCAAGCGCCGGGTCAAAGTGGAAAACGCCACCACCAACGATCCGCCCGAAGTCGTTTACGCCGACGCGGGCGAAGACTTCATCGGCGTGACCGAGTATGCGGTGGATGACGGCGATGATGTGGCCGTTAAAATGAACAGCGCGCCGGGAACGTTCGAGGTCGAATGCACCATCGATTCGGCCATCGCCAGGGGCACCGTGCTTTACGGCGCGGCCGACGGCAAGGTTTCCGACGCATCTTCCGGTACGGCCCAGGGGATTTCGCTGGAAGCGGCGGCCACCGACGGGGATCACCTCGAAGTCGCCTTCTGGAACGTCAAGGCCACCACGGCGGCCACGGTGTCCATCGCCGATTCCGGGGCGTTCACCACCGCGGCTACGGTGGAGGCGGCTTTGGCCGAGATCTATCAGCACATTCAGAGCGCGCAGAAATTTTTGAATCTGCCCATGGGTGCCTGGACCGAGCAGGACGGCACGGCCCTGGCCGATTTTGCCGACGGCGCCTCGACCACGCCCGGCTGGAGCGCCGGCGATGAGGGCTTCGGCATCCGCTGGAACAACCACGCCAACCCGGACCCCATCTCCACCAGCATCCCGATTCCGCCCGACCTGGATGATTCCGCGGACGTGATCGTGCATGTGGCGGCGGCTAAAGTCGGCGCTACGGTGGGCGATGCGGTGAAATTCACCATCGAGGCCTTTTTCAACAACGTGGGCGCGGCCTATGACGCGGACGCGGACGCCGGCGGTGACAGCTCGGCTATGACCGGCGACGCCACGACAAAGACGGTGCAGGAGGAAACCCTGACCATCGCCGCGGCGGACGTGACGGCCCATCCGGGGGTGCTGACCCTGACCCTGCAGCCCAAGGACGGCACGCTGGGAACGGATGACGTGATCGTTCTGGCCGTGTGGCTGGAATACACGGGCACCACCCTGGCGTCGTAAGCGATAACAACAGCCGGCCCGATCCGGCGCAAGACGACACATAAACTATCAAAACAAGGAGTAAATCATGAGACCTAAAGGATCAACCGCAATTTATCGGCCGGATCTGGGGCAGGCGGTCATGGAGTACTACGAGGGTGGCACCATGGCGTTTATCGGCCTGGAAGTGATGCCGCTGTTTCGCACGCCGGTGCAGAGCGGATCGTATCCGGTCATCCCCAAAGAAGCGCTTTTGAAGCTGCCCGATGTTTCCAGGGCGCCGCGGGGAACGTATGCGCGCGACGACTGGGATTACGAGCGCGGCATCTTCACGACGGTTGAAAAGGGCGTCGAGGAGCCGGTGGACGATTCCGAGCGCAGTTTGTTCGACCAGGAAGCGCCGGGCATGGCCGACTTCGTGGCCACGCAGCGCGCCTGGAACAAAATCATGCGCGCCCAGGAAAAGCGCATCGCCGACAAGGTGTTCGACGACAGCACGTTTACGGCCAACTCCATCACCGAAGAGTGGGACGACGCCAGCAATGCCGTGCCCATCGACGACGTCAACGACGGCATCGTGTCCTTCCGGTCCGCCTGCGGCATGCTGCCGGATGCGCTGATCATCGCTTATTCCACGTTTCTGGATCTCAAAAACTGCGATCAGATCGTGGACCGGCTGAAATACACCTACCCGGGGATCGATTTAAACCGCATGAACAGCGAGCAGCTGGCGGCGGTGTTCAACGTGCCGCGGGTCCTGGTGGGCGGCGCCATCTACGACTCCACCAAAAAGGGCACGGCCACCACCATCGCCGATGTCTGGGATGAAGAGTACGCGGCCCTGATCAAGATCAGCGGCGGGCCGGACTTGAGCCAGCCGGGATTCGGGCGCACCTTTTTGTGGACGGAAGACAGCCCCAGCAACCCGATCGTGGAATCCTACCGCGAAGAAAACCGGCGCAGCGACGTCTACCGCGTGCGGCACCACGTGAAAGAAGAGCTGATGCAGTCCAAAAACGATTCGGGCGTTGTGGTCTCCAACATCGCCGACGCCTGCATCTATCTGTTCGACAACGTGACCACCTAACGATCCGTTTTTTTTACGGGCGATTAAGGAGCTAACACATGGATCTTGAATCCATTTTCAGTGAAGCGGAAAAAGACGCCCTGGCGGTGCTGTCAAAGCGCGGGTTCCGCCCGTACACCGAAGCCAAGCTGGAGGACGTAAAGGAACTTTCCGGCCGCCGCCATCGCACGTTTCGCAACCAGGGCCGGTATGATCTTATCCTGGCCCTGAAAAAAGCGGACCCGGCGGCCAAGGTCGATCAGACGCCGCCGGCGCAAAAACCGGCGACGCCTTTGGAAAATCTGACCGTGGCCCAGCTGCGCGGCATGGCCGCCAGCCGCGGCATCTCCACCAGCGGCATGCTCAAGGCCGACATCATCGCCGCATTGACCGAGACCTGATATGAGCTGGTCCGACGCCGTAGACAACGCCATGGACGCCTGGTTCGACACCGACGAAATGGCGCAGACCATCACCTACGCCGGCACAGAGATCACGGCGGATGTGATGTACGGCGGCAAGAGCACCCATGCCGGGCCGGCCAAGACGGCGGTGATCGAGGTCAAAGTGGCGGACGTGGCGCAGCCCGCTTACCGCGACGCGGTGGTGATCGGCGGCGATACCTGGACGGTGTACCGCGACCGCATGCAGCAGGTCGAGATTGAGGGCGACGGCTACACCTGGAAGATACCGGTGAAACGCGACGAAAGGCCGGATTTTACATGAACATCAACACGCTCATAACCAACCTTGCCGAGGCGGTGGCCCAAGACAGCGATGTTAAGGCCTGGGCCAATACCAACTACGGCCAGGATCATTATGTGTTCGTGAACTTCGATGTTCAGGATCCGCCCGGCGAGAGCTATTGTCCCTATGTGATGATCGCGCCGGACAAAAAGCGCATGGGCCAGCGGATCTCCCAGCGCGAGCACGCGGTGGATGTGGTCTGCTGCATCCATGACGACGCGTCGCGCACGCACGCCGGGATCTCCAACATCATCGAATACCAGGGGGTGCGCAACCTGGAGAGCTTCCGCAAGCTGGTGGAGACCTGCATCGTCGGCGTTTCCGTGGGCAACGGCGCATTCGACTTCGAGGTGGAGTTCGACACCATCAGCACGTTTCCGCTGATGTGGTGTTTCATGCGCGCGCTGATACCCGAGCCGGTGACCATCGGGTCCGACTATCTGGCGTAACAACTGGCAACAACTGCTAATAAGGAGCAATAACCATGGCACACCAAAAAGGGTCAACCGTTTCTCTGGTGATCGGGGAGGAGGCCACCTTCGACACCGCGCCGGACGACGGCTTCGACATTCCGTTCAATTCCTTCAACGTGGCCGGCAAGCAGGGCCTGACCACGCCGGCGACGATCACCGGCACGCGCAACCCGGTCATCCCCATCCGCGGCAACCGGGACGTTTCCGGGCAGATCGTGGTGCCGGTGGACGCCACGGCTTTCTGGTATTGGCTGCAGATGATGTTCGGCGATCCTTCGACCGCCGGCACATCCGCGCCGTACACGCATACGTTTGACATCGGGACCAGCCAGCCGAGCTACACCCTGGAAACGCAGTTCACGGACCTTGCCAGCAACCGCTACTACCAGTTCACGGGCTGCAAGGCGTCGAGCTGGTCCATGACCTGCGGCGGCGACGGTGAGTTGACATCCAGCATCGATGTGGTGGGGGCCTCCGAATCCCAGGAAGAAAGCAGCTTCGACGGCTCGCCGACCACATTGTCCCTGGACCGCCTGGACAACTTCGAGGTGTCGCTTGAAGAGGGCGGCGGGGCGCTTTCCAACGCCACCGAGGTCAGCTTCACGGTCAATTTCGGCCTGGACACCGGGCTGTATGTTCTGGGCGGATCGGGCGTGCGCGGGTCCATCCCCGAAGGCATCGTGGGCGTTTCCGGCAACCTGAAGACCCTGTTTGAGGATGACAGCCTGCTGGACAAGGCCGAAGGGGCCACCGAGTCGAGCATCGTCATTACCATTCAATACAGCGCGGCGCTGAAAATGGTCATCGAGTTCAACGAGGTGCAGTATGAGCGCAACAGCCCGGCCGTCCCCGGCCCCCAGGGGCTTTTGGTGGACCTGAACTTCCAGGGCTATTATGACGACCACGGGGATGCATCCGCGGTCGTGGTGGCGCTGACCAACGCGGACGCGCACGCTTAAAAATTGACGCGGCGTGGGGGAGTGGCACCCCGCAAGGTTCATACCCTTGAGACCGCCGGTTCGAGTCCGGCCGCCGCTACCATGAAAGGGAAACCATCGTATGCGGGAAATAGAGATCAAGGGCAATACGTTTGAATGCCGGGCGCTGACGCGCGGCGAAGTCAAGGCGCTTAAAAAGCGCGGCTTCAACTTAAACCACATCCTGCCCAAGGATGCCGACGACTGCATGGACGCGGTGTTCGCGGTCGTGTTCACGGAAGGCGAGATCGAAACCATCGACGGCTTTGCGCAGCACGAGGCCATGAAGCTGTGGAACGGGATTCTGCGCGAGACCTACG